TACGATTGAGCAGGACAACACGCCGATTACTTACGAGTTGATCCTGAGAGCATAATGGCACGCGAAATCAAAGTCGGTGATATTGGCAACTACGCTGAGCAGCAGTTTGAGAAGTTGTTGCGTGTTGCTGTACTAGAGACTGACAGCAGACTCAAACAGGCAAGCCCTGTTGATACCGGGCGCTTTCGTGTCAGCTGGCAGGTAGGCGAGAATGCGGCAGGCTCCTATGACGGCGGGCCACAACAGCCGCCTTCAAACACGGATCGATCGAAAACATCCCCGCCAGGCGGATTGATTGTGCCGTTGCAAAGGATGAACTACCAGCAAGAAAAGCTAGGCAACGTCTACAGCGTGCACAACAATCTGCCATATGCAGAGCCTCTTGCTAATGGCAGCAGCAAGCAGGCGCCTGCAGGATGGGTGCAAGGCATCGCTAAAGATATCCAAGCGTTTGTGCGCGTCAATGCAGACCGCATCGGGAGGGAATCATGAGCAGCACCTACAACGACGTTCGCGCCGCGATTGAAGGGCGCATTGGCACGGAGATGGCGCTATCGCCCGTCTACCCTGTCAGCTATCAAAACGTACCGTTTACGCCGCCCAACAACACGCCATGGGTGCAAGTATTCATCCGCTTTGGCGATAACAGCTATGCCACGCTGCTACCGACTGGCGGCGTTGGATTCAACCGCCAGACCGGTACGCTAGTGGTCAATGTCTTTACGCCACAAGGGCAAGGCACCGCAGCGAACTTCACCATTGCAGAGCGCATCAAAGACAAGTTTGACCGCGCCAAATTCAACAGCATCATCTTTGACGCGGCATCAGGGCCAGCTCAAGTAACACCAGCAGCGCCTGAGCCTTACTTTCAGACTCAGCTAACTGCTACGTTTGAAGCGTATCTAGACTGACGGTAGCCAATACCGTTCATAACATGGCTGTCACTGTTTTGTCCGGTACATCCGGCGCCCTTTACTACAAGCCCGCTGGCACCACCGGAACATTCGGTGAGTCTGGCGTCAATATCGGCACTGATACCATCACAGTCGAGCCGTACCTCAATTTCAAGATTGGCGATCCTGTTAAGTTCCGCGTGGTTAATAGCCAAAGCGGCGAGTCCGGTGCCGGCACACTGCCTAGCCCGTTGAGCGCTGGCACCACCTACTACGTGATTGCCTACACCGCCAGCACCGGCGCTCTGCAGGTTTCCGCCTCCGCGGGTGGCGCTGCTGTCAACATCACCGACGATGGCACGGCTGCAGCGCCTAACGAGTTTGAGGTCTACTACGCCGATTACGCTGCCGTGGGGCAGGTGCAATCCTGGTCGTTTGAGATCAGCCGCGCTGAGATTGATGTCACCACTATCGGCCAGACCGCTGGTCAATATGCGCCCTTCCGCGCTTATATCCCTGGCTTCGCCGACGGCAATGGCACTGCCAGCATCTATGTGACCAATGAGGACAGCGCCCTGTCCAATCGCATGGTTGAAGACGTGCTGCAGCGTCAGCAGGTTGGCTGTGCTTTCAAGCTGTACACCGACAAGCAAAGCTCTGAAGCGCTGAGCCGCTCCATTGCTATGGATGCTGTGCTGCTGACCGCCAGCCTGAATATCAACCCTGATGATGCCCAGATGGTGGAGATCACCTTCCGCCCTGCCGGTGCTCCTAGCTTCGATTTCAGCACCTCTGCTTGATCACTGATTGCCCCTAGTTGCACTAGGGGCTTTTTTGCGTTTAAAGTATCAATGAACTGAATAATTTTGCATGGCATCTGCCAATTCATCCATGCGTGCGCTTGATCGCCTCAAAAAAGCAGCCAACCTGACGCCGATCAAAAAGCAGATTGAGCTGAGCGATGGCGACGTGTTTGAGTTTTACTGCAAGCCGCTGACCATGGCCGAACGCGAGCGGGCACAGAAGGATGCTGGCTCAGATGAGGCAACGGCATTCGCTCTGCAGCTTTTGGTGTCCAAAGCCTTGGATGAAACCGGCCGCCCGCTGTTCCGCGCTGGTGAAATCGCAGAGCTGAAAAACGAAGTACGTGATTCGGATCTGCAGGAACTGATGCTTGCAGTGCTCACCGACAAGCATGATGCGGAAGAGGTCGACGCAAAAAACTGATCAAGCTGGTTAAACAGGATCATCTGCTGCGGCTGATGATGCGCTTAGCCAGAGATCTTGGATACACGCTGTTGGAGCTATCAGAGCGACTCACCTACGAGGAGCTGCAGCTCTGGGGTTTGATGTATCAAGTCGAATATCAAGAAGCGGAAGAAGCAAGCCAAAAGGCTAGTCGGCGTAGAATGTAAGGAAGCAGTTGGCGGATCATGTCAGTCGTAGCAAATGTTGCGATTAACGTTGATGCCGCCAACGCAATCCAGCAGCTCAACCGCGTTAAGACTGCCGCCACTGACGTACAAGGCGGCTTTAACTCAGCGGCAACAGGCGCAAAGGGATTAGGTGGTGCATTGCAAGCTGCGCTTGGTCCGCTGCTGACGATCACAACAGCATTGACTGCTGTCAAGGCTGGCTTAGATGTTGCATTCGAGCGTGGTGCTGCAGAGCAGCGGCTGCGTAATCTCACCAGCAGCACGGGCGAATTCAACGCTGCAATGGCACTGGCAGCTGATACATCAGCAAAATTTGGACTGACGCAAACAGAGTCAACCAAAGCACTGGCTGATGTTTACGGCCGCTTGAAGGGCGTTGGTTTTGGCTTGCAAGAGACTGGTCAGATCTATCAAGGCTTTAATGCCATTGCGTTGCAGTCCGGCCTTGCTGGTGAAGAAGCAGCAGGCGCATTCTTCCAGCTCAGCCAAGCGCTAGGCAAGGGCAAGCTGAACGGCGATGAGTTTGTCATTGTCGCTGAGCGGATGCCGCAGTTGCTTGATGCGATTGCACAGACCACCGGCAAGAGCCGCGGCGAGCTACAAGGCATGGCAGCAGACGGAAAGATCACCAGTCAGGTCTTGTACGAGGCATTGTCTGGTGCTGCAGCGGCATCCGGGAATCTGAACGACAAGCTGACCGCACAGCAGCAGACATTCAACAACCTGCGGCAAGTTGCAGATCAGTTGCTCAACAGCATCGGCCAAGTCTTTGCACCTGCTGTTGTTGCTGGCGCCCAAGGATTAGCTACTGTCGGCCAGATGCTTGCCGACTGGTGGAGCTATTTAGGGAATGTGATCTTTCCCAAAGTCTACGAGGCAATTCAACCTGTCATTGCATCACTGCAGGCAGCATTTAAAGACATTGACTTTGACGCTATTCGCGTAGCAATTCAAAGTATCATGATCAAAGGCTTTGAGAATGCCATTGTTGTTATTGGCAATTTTTCAAAAGCCATTGCGTTTGTTATCGACAGTTTCAAGGCGCTATCGCAGAATCCTGTCTTTCAGTTCATTGCCGAGCAGGTTGGGCGTCTTGCTAATTTCTTAGGACTGACCAATGACAAGGTTGGCGAGTTCAAGCAAAAGCAAGATGGTGCAACGCAAGCAGCCGCTGAAACCGTTAAACAGTATTCCAGCTTGCCTCCTCAAATTGAAGATGCAAAAGCAAAGCAAAAAGAGTTAAACGCTGAGTTCAAAAATGCTAAGGACTCCTTGAGTGACCAGTCAGCATTAAGAAGCAAGCAACTAGACAACGAGATTCAACTTAAAGAAGCCAGCAAAGACACACTTGGCGCTGCCGATGCAAGGTTGCGCAAAGTACAAGAAGAGTATGTGCAAAGACAGGGCGCTTTAAATTTAGAGATGCAATATGGCAAAATAACCAAAGAACAATTTAATATTAAATCTCAGATTGTTGAAGAAGAACGCAAAGGAGCCGAATTAGCCGAAAAAATAAAAACAACTGAGGAGATTAGACAGCAAACGCAAGATAAAATTACAGCGCAAAAAGAACAAGAAGCTCTTGCGACTGAAGCATTGGCCGAAAGCCAAGCAAAAGTAGCCAAAGCATCTGAGCAACACGCGCAGTTTGTAGAAAAAGCGCGCTCTATGCAGCAGCAAGCAGCAGAGATCAATCTGTCAATGGCAACTACGGATGAAAAACGATCTGTAATTATTGGTCAGATTAACAAGCTAAAAATTGAGCAAGCTAAACAAGAATACGAAACCGCAATCCAAGCTGAAGGGGCAACAGATTCTTATGTTCGAGCTGCTGCAGCATTGAAAGATGCAAAAATCCAGTCGTTTGAATTAGCAGCAAACATGGCTAGGTCCGCGGCAGAAGCTGACCGCATTCGCAATTTGGGCGGCGCCTACGGCGGCACGGAATTCGGCGGTGCCTATGCAGTTTCAAACGTCGCATTGCAAGAAGAAGGACGGGCAATTTGGGATGCTGCTCTCAAGAAAGCCATGCAAGCTCCGGTAAGTATGCCTCTTATTGCGCAAGGCATTCTGACAGAAGCAGAAATGCGAATCGCCGATCTTCAACGGCCGTATTTACAAGCACAGCAACGCCAGAAATATGAAAGCTCTTTGCGTGAACTAGAGCAGCTTGGAATTAGCACCATGGCGCCAACGCCTGTATATGCTCAAAGCGGAATCAGCCGTTACGGAGTCGGCGCTCCAAGCATGGCCACGCCACAAGTCAACATCACAACTGGCCCCGTCACTCAGATGGGTGGCACAAACTACGTCACGATGAGCGACTTGCAGCAGGCAACATCCACGGCGGCACGTCAAGGCGCCAATATGGCGCTGAGTCAACTGCAGAGCAATCCATCACTGCGTAGGACCATTGGAGTAGCGCGATGACGATTGGCATCGCTAGCTTTTTAGCCTTCAGGCAAGCTGACTACAGCAGCATTGTTGCTCGCTATCAAAGCTATTGGCCGGACCAGATTGTTGATAGTCATACGTTCTATCCGTTCAATGTCAACGCTATCGTTTCCAATGCAACCGGCGGCCAGCAAAGCCTAAGCGTTGATTTTGCGGCTAGCAATGATATTGTTAGCATTGTTGAAACCGGTCTATCTAACGGCTATTTTGTTGAGCT